AATTTTACTCGACAATCCGGATTCACAGAACTTCCAGATGCGGCTCAATGCCGAAACCGTTGTGTTATCCCGCATATCAGCGAATTCTTCACTTGCCCGCACCAGCGGCCCGGGCTTGTGAGGTAATAATTGGCCGCTTTTAATCGGAGACGCGATGAAAAAGGTGTTTGCTGCTAAAGACATAAAGTCAAATTGTTTTCTTCCCCCTGTTACTGATGAAAATGCAGTAACATTTTCGCGCGGCATAGCCGCATCTCTTCGTAAGTATCCTGAATCTCCCCTTGCATCCTTTCCACAGGATTTTCAATTGTATGAATTGGCTCAGTTCAATGAGCAGACTGGTGAGTTTGAACCAAATGTTCAACCTCGTTTGATTTGTGATTTGAATTCTCTTCTGTCTGTTGAACAGAAGAACGCTTTGGATTCTAAAATGAAAGGTGGTCTTCATGCCAAACAAGAATCCCTTGTTTAAGCCCTTGAGGGCTGAACAGCATCACGCTCGTGATTTGGATATTAACGAGATTGTGCGTCGGGCGTCTCCCCGTCCTCAAGCCACCCCCCAAACCCATGTGGTTTGGGGGAGTTGGTCTTCATCTGATTCGTTTTTGAAAGCGAATCAGGCAGTCATCAATGCTCGTGATGCATTTATGACCCTTCCTGTTCGTGTTCGTGCTCAGTTCAACAATCGTCCTGAAAACCTTCTTTCGTTTCTTCAGGACTCACGAAATCGTGATAGAGCGATTGCATTGGGTCTTGTTGAACCTTCTGAGGAAGATTTGAAAAAAATGGACAAGGCAAAAAATGACCGTGCTGAATTTCTTGAATGGAGAAAGAAAAAACGTGAAGATGCCGCAGCGGTTGCCGTGGCTGGGAAATAGCACCTATATCCTTGTTTATAGGTGCTAACTGACACTGACGGGTAGGAAGGTATCTTCCTCGAAAGTCTGAACCTAACGGTTTTGGGCCCGACAATTTAAAAAGGAGGTTTAAAATGTCTCAAGCAAACTTTGCAACAATTCAACCCGGCCATGTATATCGTTCCGTTTTGGATAGAGACCCTGCCAAAAAATTGGACATTTATCCGGGTACTTTGAATCCTGTTCTTGTTGAAGAAATTCTTCCGGGTGATACCATCAATCTTCAGCTCCATGCATTTGGGCGTTGGTTGACTCTTATCAATCCCATCATGGATGATATGATTATTGACCTACAAGCCTTTTTTGTTCCTGACCGTTTGGTATGGGAAAATTTTGAGCGTTTCATTGGTACTGCTGCTCCCGGTGATGCTGAAGAACTTCTTATACCTTGGATTTATGGTACTCAAGGTGATGGTGGTACTTCATATCTGATTACAAAATATTCTTTGGCTGATTATTTGGGTCTTCCTGCTGACCCTAATCCTGAAGTAGGATCTGGTGGTGTATATATTGACTCTCAATCTTATTTTTTTTCGAGTCTTGTTTTCCGTGGTATTCGTCGCATTTGGAACGAATGGTACAGAGCGGAATATATTCAGGATGAAATTGACGTTCCTTTGGATGATGGACCTGATTTGTATGAGGAAATTAATACCATACCACCTCGTAATCGCCGTCATGATTATTTTACTTCCTTACTTGCTACTCCTCAACAAGGCCCCGATGTTGTTCTCCCTCTTGGTGATACCGCTCCTGTATTTGGATGGGATGGTCGTTCTGAAGTATATGGTAACGGGCCATTGGCTTTAACTGATCTGGCTAATGGTGGTGACATTGATTTTTTCCTTGCTGGTCGTTTTCCGAATGTTGGAAATCAAGCAAGGTTATTTCAAGCACCCGGTATTGCTACTAGTATTCCTCATGTTGGTGATACTGGGGATCCAATGTTTCCTTCTGGTGAGGAACCTGCTAGAGACGTTTATATGGGTGTTACTGGACAAGCTACACAATCTGGATTGGCTGCTGTTGCTGATGTTGATGGTTTATATGCTGATTTGACCGGTGCAACAGCTGCTTCTATTAATACCATTCGTCAGGCTGCAATTCTGCAACAGTATTATGAGAAAGTTGAGCGTGGCGGGTCTCGTTATGTCGAAATTTTGAGGAATGTATGGAAGGTTATTTCTCCTGATTTCCGTTTACAACGTACTGAATTCCTCGGTTCTTCTATGTCTCGTTTTTCGATTCATCAGATTGCCCAAACTGCACCTACTGAAAGTTCGCCGCTCGCTTCGCTCGCAGCGACTGCTTCAATGACCGCACATTTATCTGTACACAAATCATTTGTGGAGCATGGTCATTTGATTGTTTTGGGTTCTGCTCGGGCTCCATTGACATATCAAAATGGCGTTCATCGTATGTGGACTCGTCGTACCAAATTCGATAGATTCATTCCGGGCTTCGAAGGTCTTGGTGAGCAACCTGTAACTAATATGGAACTGGTTTTTACTGGTGACCCTGCAACAGATTACGGAATTCTTGGTTATCAAGAGCGTTGGTCTGAATACAAATATTCACAACCTCAACTTGTTGGTGATTTTCGCTGTTCAAGGTCAGATCCAGCCTATGTTGGTTTAAATTCATGGCACATGGGTTTGTTCTTTCAATCTCCTGTTACTCTTGATGTTCTTGTTGCTGAAGATGTTCCTTGGCAGCGTGTGTCATCTAACACGACCAAACCACCTTTGATGCTTGATGTAAAAGGTGCACTTCGTCATGTAAGACCAATGCCCGTTAAATCTATACCGGGAATTGACCGTTTCTAATGTTTGATTTCCTTGATGCTATTGCTTCCGGGTTTAAGTCTGTCCCCGTTATTGGGGACATTGCATCTGCTTGGGAGGGTAATAGACAAGCTGAACAGGCTCACGATTGGGATGTTCAAGAGGCTCAACGTGGGCGTGAATGGTCTGCTGCTGAAGCTGAAAAGGCTTTTAATCGTGAAATGTCTGCTTCGAACACATCATATCAGCGTGCTGCACAGGATATGCGTGCTGCTGGTATTAACCCATTACTGTTAACTGCTCGTTCTGGTGGTGCATCAACTCCATCTTCTTCTGCTCCTTCATCTGGTATTGC